TATAGCACAACGTAAAATGACAAGAGATGATGTGTTTGGTTTGTTTGGTGTGCCAAAAGGTATATTATTATCTGATGATGTAAATTTAGCAAATGCACAAACTGCTCTTTGGACTTTTGCTAGGTTTACTATTAGAAATAGATTAAAAAGAATTGAGGCTACGTTAAACAACCAGTTAGTTAGACAATATGCAGGAGATGACTATTACATAGAATTTGACAATCCAGTACCTGAAGATAGAGAGCTGACTATTAAAGAATACAAAGAGCTACACAATGTAATATATACAACAAATGAATTGCGACAACGTGAGGGATTAGACCCTGTTGACGGTGGCGATGAAATGGCACAACCAACACGACAGATTGAATTTGTTGCTGGTGATAGAGAGCCTGAAAAAGAAGATGAAGAAAAAATGTTGACAAGCAGAAAAGAAAGAGGCGAGGCACAATGGCACGATATGATGAAAATTATATCTGTAAAAGAGGGCATATATAAACAAACTATTGCTACATATTTTGAGCAACAAGAAGATAGAGTTATAGAAATGTTGAAAATGAGAAAAGCTATAAAAACTACAACAAGAGATATTTTCAATAATGAAAGAGAGCTTGAGTTATTTATAGATGTATTTAGTGATTTAGAGATTGATTTTCTTGAAGATGAAGCGACACGGCAATTAAGAAAAATTGACGTAGATGAAACTTTTGTACTTTCAGATAAAACAAAAAGGTCGATTGAAAAATATGCAAAAGAGTTAGGTATTAGCATAAATGATATTACTATTGCAAAAATAGAAAATATACTTGAAGAATATGAAGAGGACGGAGTTGATGTGATTGCTACAAAACTTCAAGTAATGTATAATGGGTTCAAGAAAGATAGAGCAGAAGTAATAGCAAGAACAGAAAGTATAAAGACTAGCAATCAAGCAATGATTGAAGCGTGGAAACAATCAGGCGTAGTTGTTGCTAAACAGTGGTATACTGCTGAAGATGAAAGAGTTTGTAATATATGTATTGAAAAAGACGGTGCTACAATTCCGTTAGATGACAACTTCAATAAAATAGGAGATGAAGTTGCTGGGTATAAAGTTGACTTTCGTGATATAGGAGAGCCACCCATACACCCTAATTGTAGATGTACAATGTTACCAATTATTAAATAGAAATAATATGAAAAAGAAATTTTCTGTAAAGCACATTGCTTTTACAAAAGAAGAACAAAAAAAAGTAATAAAAGCGTTGGAAAAAAATGATGTTAAAGAGTTAAAAGGAGACGGAAAGTTTAAAGTTATAGGAAGTGCTGAAGTAGTTGACAGGGACGGAGATGTTGTTGTTGTTAGCGGTATTGAATTAGATAGATACAATAAAAACCCTATTGTATTATTTGGTCACGATTATTGGTCTTTACCAATAGGAAAAACTACTGACGTATACATTGATGTTATTGAGGGAAAAAATTGTTTAGTATTTGAGGGAGAGTTTGCACCAGCTGAAGCTAACCCTGAGGCACAAAAAGTGCGTAGACTTTATGATTTAGGTATGTTAAACACTGTGTCAATAGGTTTTATTACAAAAGAACGTGACGCAGAAAAGTTTGACCACATAACAAGAAGTGAATTACTTGAAATATCTTTCGTTCCAGTGCCTGCAAATCAAGAGGCTGTTGATATTATGAAGATGAAAGGAGTTTATGATATGTATAAAGAGTTGACAGTGAAATCTAAAAATGGTAAAAATAAAGCAGATGATGTTAAAACTACTAAAGTGATAAAAACTAAGTGCGACCATACTGAACAGATTAGTGGCTTGCAAGATGAAGTTAAAACTCTCAAGCAAGAGGTTGACAATCTGGTAAAGAAAATGGAGCAATTAGATAAAGAAAAAGAAAAAAGTTTGAGCGATGTAATTAAAGCTAACATAAAATAATATGCCAATGACAAAAGAGGAAAAACAAGAGATTGCTGAAATAGTAAAAGCGTCTTTTGAAGAAAGCTCAAAAGAGCTACGTGATGACATTGATGAAAAAATCAATGAAATTACAAAAGAAAGTAAAAAAATTGAAAAGAAAGTTTTAGGAGAGAAAAAAGATTTTAGTGGACTTGAGAAAAAAGAAAAGTTTGTAAAATTGTTCAAAGCAATTTATAAGAATGACCAAGAAACTATCAAAGCTCTTAATGAGGGTACTGATAGTGCAGGTGGTTATTTGGTAGATGATGAATTTATCAAAGAAATTCTTGTAATGATTGAAGAATATGGTGTAGTACGTAAATATGCTACTGTGTTAAAAACATCTAGCGATAGTGTACGTATGCCAAAATCTCTTAATAAAGTTGCAGTTAGCTGGGTAAATGAAAATGCGGCTATTCCTGAAACATCTGCTACTTTTGGAGAAGTGACAATCACAATAAAGAAAATGGCTGCGATTGTTACATTGACAAATGAATTGATTGAAGACGCTGATGTTGATTTGATTGATTTCTTGTTTGACTTATTCGCAGAAGCTATTGCTCTTGAAGAAGACAAGCAAGGACTTGCAGGAGACGGTACTGTGTTTACTGGTGTGTTAAATGATACAGACGCAAATATAGTTGTATGTGGTGCTAGTTTTTCAGCGACAACAGCAGACCACTTGCGTTCAATGATTAGTGCAGTTCCTCGTTCTGCTCGTAGAGGTGGTAAATTCTTTATGGCAGAAGATATTTGGGCTGTAATTCAAAAATTGAAAGATAGCAATGGAAATTATATTGCTGACCAAGTAGGAGCTGGGCTTACAACTGTTGACGGAATGGTATTAGGACGAATTTGGGGACGTGAAGTTATTGACTGTTCTGATATTTTACCTGAAATTGCTGACAGTGCGGCGAATACAAAGTATATGATTTTCGGAAACTTGAAACACTTGTATTTACTTGATAGAAAGACTATTAGTTATACTCTTTCAGAACACGCTGTTGTTGGTGCAGATAGTATGTTTGAAAAAGACAGAACTGCTGTACGTGTTAGAGAACGTATTGGTTTAGGTGTAGGACAAGGTGGAGCGTTCGCAGTAGGACGAACAACTACTTAGTATAAATTTGTGAGAGGTGACACTTAGTTGCCTCTCACGATGTTAATTAAATAAAGTGTAAAATTATGGGTAAAGAGAAAACTACAAAAATAACTTTACGCACAAATGTAAATGTAAAAGGCATTACATATAAAAAGGGCGTAGAATATGAAGTTGGTGATGATGTATTGAAAGAATTAAAACAGTATAAAGCACCAAAGAAAGAAAAAGAAGACAAATAATTTGTTTTTTAAAAAGGTGCAGGGTTTTTGTTCAACATTTTTCCCTGTATCTTTTAGAAAATAAAGCATTATGATAACAACACTTGATAAAACAAAATCATATCTAGGAATTAGTACAACATCGTATGATGATTTGTTAACTTTGTTAATTCAAAGTTGTCAAGATTATGTTGAGAATAGTTGCAATAGAAAATTTGAGCAAGCTACTTATACAGATGAAGAACACAACGGAGGCACAAATGAAATACAAGCTCGTAATTATCCGATTGAAAATCTAACAAAAGTAGAAGATGTTGACGGCACTACTTATGAAGCTGAAGACTATACTGTTAATAAAAGAAATGGCTGTATTTTATTAAAAAGCGGTACGTTTTTAGACGGTTTTAGTACAATTAAAATATCTTATACAGGAGGTTATAGTACAATTCCTAATGATTTGCAATTGCTTGTATGGAAATTAGTAGGCTTGATGTTTGAACAAAGAAAATCACAAGGCAAAGGAACTGAAAGAGTAAACAGTAGTGAAATTATTTGGGACAAAGTTATAACAGATACAGATAGAGCAACATTACGTAAATATAAACGAATATTGATATGAGAGCGTTCCAAAATGAAATAGCAACAGTATCACGACTTACGCAAACAGGAAATAAAAGTGCGTATAGTGAAGTTGGTGATTATGAATGTTATGTGCGACAGTTAGACGCAATGTATGCACAACAGATAGGTATGTCAATAAGTAACAGTTATCAAATAACTTTTGAGGGTGACGCAGATGTACAAATTGCAGACAAGCTATCAATAGGACTAGACACGTATAAAGTACAAGGTAGTAGAAAAGATAAATTAGGTGGAGTTGATGTTATAAATGTATTTGCTCAACGAGATGTAGTATGATTAGGCTAGAAATTAAAAATGTAAAAGAGTTAAGAGACGCAATAAAAAGCTACCCACAGGTATCAACTCAAGAAGTTAATACTGCTATCAATAAGTCATTGATACACGTGCAAAGAGAGGCAATAGAAGAAGCACCTGTTGGGGTAACTGGTAAGTTAAGGTCAAGTTGGAAATTGAAAGTACAGAATTTAGAGGGTTATTTGAGAAATAAAATGAAGTACGCTATTTATGTACACGAGGGAACAAAACCGCACTGGGTTAGTAGAAAGCATTTACAGAAATGGGCTGATGTAAAAGGAATACCTGTATTTTTAGTACAGAAAGCAATAGCTACAAAAGGAACGAAAGCAAACCCATTTTTAAAAAGAGCGGTAGAAAAATCTCAAAGTGCAGTAGATAATTACTTTGACGAAGCGTTAGATAATATTATGAAAAAAATATGAGTTTAGTAGCATTAAGAACAAAAATAAAAGAAGAGTTTGATAGTTTAGTTGGAGCAGGTAAACCATTGTCAGAAGTACACGATTATTATAAAATGGATATAGAGAGTTACCCAGCAGTTATATTTGAACCGTCAACAATCGCAAGTGATTATGCAACAACGTATGAGAATGATAGAGTGTATGCGTTTAGAGCAATAATTATACAAGAAGTATCTCAAGTAGGACATCAAAAGGCTTTAGATATTATTTGTGAAATAACTGATGAAATTATAAACCATTTTGACGGAAAATATTTGCTAGACGGTCAAACAAAAAGAGTTAATGCAGTGCCAGCAGATTTTGCATATTTAGATAGTGATGAGGGTATGATATTAACAGCAGAAATTAAAATTGAGTGTTTAATTCCACATAACATAAACTAATATGAGCAAAAAAATAAGAGAAGTAAAAGGAAGTGATAAAATGATGAAAACAAAAAAAAGTGAAGTATTTACTTATCCTCGTTACGGTGTTAGTATTGTAGCAGGAAGTAAAGAAGAGGCTGACAAAAAACTTAAAAAAAAGCTGAAAAGTATAAATAAATAACATATAAAAATATGGGAGAATTTATAGGTCGGCAGTATGAAGTCGGCATAGGAAAAGAAATAACACAAGGTACAGCGGTAGAACCAACTGCTTGGATACCACGTACCGACTTTACGTATGATGAGCGTAGAGATTATGTAATGAATGAAGAGGGAAATGGTAGTTTGGCAAATGCGTCAAATGCTGA